ATATTACAATGTCGGGATTATACCGAGATTGAATATCTCGGACTTCGTCTGCATTGTTCTTGAAGAAAGCGCGTACACCGTTAGGATTTGCAGCAATAACTCGTATTGTAAAACTTCCTATAGGTCTTGGAACATCCATATCAAGAGCGACCTACTTAACTTTTATTTTTGAAAATGAAAAATTAAGAAATCATTTTCAACTTATGTCAAATGTGGCCTGTAAACATACGACATATATTCACGATTTAAAACTAATAAATATTTATTAGTTTTTTTAAACGATCTTTGCTATACGCGATACGTCTATGTTTTTAATTTGTTTTTTTTTTTGATCTAGTATAGAGACCTTTGGAGATAATACAATGTAAATATCATAAGACATAGGTCTTGTTTGACTAAGCCAGCATAAGCACGTCCGAATCGTGCTGGCTTAGTATAGAGACCTTTGGAGATAATACAATGTAAATATCATAAGACATAGGTCTTGTTTGACTAAGCCAGCATAAGCACGTCCGAATCGTGCTGGATATTCTATCCAAAGATCTAACTTTTCATTGCCTCCATGTTTGTCTCGCGTAATATCTGTTCCTTCGTAGCCTCGATTTTCAAATAATTCTTGGTATAGATCTCTCATAGATGTAAAGATGCTTCCTGACATAGAAAAGTCCATATATCGTCCATCATCCAAGAACATAAATCCTGTTTTATCTACATTACTTCCCATTAATTTAGAAAACAATTCTACTCCACCGTAGTCTGGATTCCCGTTTGGAACAATATCTAAGATGTTAGAATATCTCGTCATTCCAATTGGAAGTGGAGGAATGAGAGGAGCATAAGGAGGCTTGCCTACCTTAAAAGTCGGATAAAAATCTTTGTTCGCTGGATTGAGTATTTCAGTATCTATGTCCAAGATCTCGTTATTGAAAATTAAGCCTAATATTTCTGGATAGACGTGTTTATAGTTTATGATTATGTTAGTTGCTAATAATTTGTAATTACTGGGAGTAACTATTAAGTCCTGCCAATTCGTCACAAGATAAGGAAATCCAGCTGGATAATCTGGAGTTTTGGGTGCAAGCGGATTCATATCTAAACTTAATCTAACTGGTCCATATGCAAATTGACCTTTCTCATCTTTCACTGCACGTTTTATGATCATTGGAAATATCTTAGGACCTCCGTTAGGCATATCAAATGGTTGATAAAAATCTATCAATACATACAAATCTATAATTACGCTGTATAAATGCCAAAGCAACATAGATACTTTCATTGGATAACAGTCTCTACCTAAGGCTGATGCTGAGTTTCTTCGAGCTTGTCCTCTGATAGTAGGTCCACTTGTAGATTCTATATGATATTTATCCTGTAATTTGAATGCATGAACGCCATGCTCAACGACAGAAGCGCCATAATGTTTGAAATTCTCAATATGACGAAACAATGACGCTTCAGCGTGGTTATTTATCATTGGTATATATCTAATATCTTCGATGTATCTGCTATTTCGCCAAATTCCTTCGTCTAACGCAAATATTCTCAATTCTCCTCGTGAGCTTTCTGGTATCTTCAGTTGTGAAGATCTGTTTCCAGCTATCTGACGAGATTTAATATTAAAAACATGTATGATAATCCTATTGTTGGGGAAATAAATAACGTGAGGATCTAACTCTTGAAAAATAAATGCTAATGGTTTCTCTCCAATTCTTCCTTGTTTTCTCATAATATTCGATCGTTGTACTAGAGTCTCTACCAAAAATCCTCTAGACTTATATGACAGTTTGCCTATTCTACTAATTATACGAGAATAATTACCTTCCTGTACTGTTCTTATATAATCCAAGAGTTCTTCTATCTTCAAATATTCAATCTTGTCGTAAAGATCTCCGATATCTTGGCTCTCATGAACAAAGTTATGAGAAGAATAATATGCCATCCAGTGTTCCGAAGTCTTTCTCAAAGACCTATGTTTCTTTTGGAGGAAAAATACATCGCCGTCCTCTCTCAAATAATTGAGCATACCATGTCTATCTATTATTCTTTCGTCTGTATTAACCATTTCAGTCAAAGCTTTAATAATTGTACTTCTGTGAGAGCCGATGCAAAGTCCAATTATATCTTCTAGTTTTAGTATGAAATTGCTCTTAAAATGTCCACGTATTCTACATTTCAGATCTTCCAGTTCTTTTCTGGCATAGAACAAATTATAAGTGACATAGTCACGAGGATATTCGCCTTCAAATCCGATAAGTCTTGTTGGCAGAACATCATCTGGCTGTAAACTCAAAATTCTGTTAGTAGCTATTCTTTCCATGATATCAAGAGGAATAGAATTCTTCATTTCTTTGGCAATGGCGTCATTGTACATCTTAATTCCTAAACTCAAATTCGTGACACTTCCGTCTGCATTTTGAACATTAAATTCTGGATCTTGGAAATAAGCTACATGTCTGAATATTTTGACGTATTTTTGAGTTTCCTTTCCATTTAGATTTATGACTCCATATCTAACATGATCCTTCTCACCGTTAGTATTTGTAAAATTAAACACTGGGATAGGATCATCCTTCTTGAATGCATCATGAGAATTGGTTCTGTCGACTCGACCTTCTGCCTGAATATTCCCTGCTTCATTCCACTTTCTGCTAGACAAATGAGCTTGTCGTATATTTCTAAAATTTATACCTTGAGCCGTCACATCAGTACCGAAAACCACTTTCAGGTAATGTCCGTATTTGTTATCCGGATGATTAGCCAGTTGTAGTACTTTTCTCATCTTTGCATCTGTTATTTTGCCAAGCTCTCCAGTTCCACCCCTATCATCAGATGAATATAGCAAAGCATATCTTTTTCCTCTGAGCAATCCTGTTATCTTATCTTTTGCATTTACGTAACTACCTTCGGTAAGCCTTAATGCTTCATATCCAAATAATTCTAACATTAGTCCATACGGAAAGATAGCTCCAGGTTTGTACTGATTATAGACATAAGCACATTCTCTGTTGTCCTGGTCATCTATGCTGAATTGATTGACGTTGAAACTGTTAGTTTTAGGAGTAGCAACATATGTATATTGGCCAGTTATTTTATCCATGATTTCGATTCCCATTATAATTTCTAGGATCGTGGCAAAAACAGGACTATATCTAGATCTAATGACATAAATCATAACTCGCATATCGTCAAAATTATTATGATCGAAGTTATCGGTAGCGAAATCGTTCATAGGAAATGCATTTATACGTTTCTGTAAAGCTCTCACTGTTGTCTCCTTTATTTTGGCATCTGAAGAATCTCCATTTCCTGCAACTCTTAGTTGGCCGAGTTCTGCTTCTATGATCGTTATTAATCTCAATCTGGAAGAATGCATATGATATCTAAAATCTCGTTTGAAATCTTCAGAAAATCTATATCCATCTCCTTCATTTGTCAGGTACTTATCGAATGCCTCGGATCTTCTCAATCCATGAGGCCAGATCATACTACTCGCAAAATTGCTATTTGTATAAAATTGGTTCTCATTTGTCGTGACGTCAGCTCTCATTGCGGCTATATATCCATTTATAATTTCACTGTAATCAATATAATCATCATTGTTCTGCATGATTCGACTCAGATAAAGTCTAGTATTTCCAGATAAAACCGGATGGCGAGGATCTTCATTTGACCTGACGACAGATTTGCTGACGGATTTGGATTGTTTTGTTCTGAATATTTTACCTCTTAATTTTGGCACCAAATACTCTTCCATTTCCTTTCTGATATTTTCTATATTTCCTTGGTTGGCGATGCTGGCAAATTTTTCAGGATTGACTCTGTCTGACTTATCCAGAATGAAATTGATGATAGAAGGAAATTCATTAATATCATTTACAACTGGAGTGGCAGTCAAACCAACAATGATACATCCGTGGACATTATCTATCAACTTCATCATCATATCATAATTGTATTTACCTCCGAGAGTTACGGGTTCACCATATTCATTTTCTCCGACAGTTTTCGTTATGGCTCGATACATATGAATCTCGTCCAGGATGATCACTCTAAAAGAATATTTTATAGCTATTTGTTCGGGAGTCATAGCATCGAGAATTCCAGCGAATGCTTTCTGAGTATGAAGCTCATAAGACGTTTGGATAGCTCTCGTTCGGGCTCCAGTTTTTCCTCTTTCGGTTTTGTGAGTCTTACGTATAAGAGGATCGGTCAAGTAAGCACCAGCCGTGCAGGTTGATATAATATCCTGCTTAAAATTATCAGACAAACTCGTTTTGTTCTGAGCAACAATAATGGCTTTGTTCATGGTAGGTTCTTTGAACGCCAAATCTGTAGTATCAAAGTATTGAGACAACCATTCATGTCTGGTTTCAGCAATACCAATGGCATTACACGTTTTTCCTAAACCCGTGTCTTCATATACTAAAAGACATTTGTTTGGAGTCTGTGATCCAAGATGAATCTGTGTTAACCTCTGCCTGTTAAAATAAATCTCGTTTTGACGTTTCTCCCTTTCGGCATGAATTTGATACTCATGTTTCGAATTCATCCGAGCATTGTAGTTCTCGTCATTTGTGTCAGGATACCATGGCACATGATTTCCCAACTCGTCATCCATTTAACCCGGTTTCTCTTTCTATCTATAACGCTATTATCTACTATCTTCCGAGAAACAAAACTAATTTTCTTTTTAAATTGAAAAAGAAAAGAAATCGTTTTTTGTCATTTTCCGTATCCATAATTATTTTTTATTTCTGACGGATTTTTCACTTGATATTATGAAACTATAGATCTATTTGACGGCTTGAAACGTACATAAAAATATATTTGATGATATATTTACTTCGATAAAAATATCAATAATCGTGTCAATATAAAGAATATGCTTTAACTGGAATGTATTAGTGAAAATATTATGAGTGTTATATTTATTGCGAGAAAAATATTAAAAATAAACCGAAAATCAGCAACAGATTCAATTTATTTTTCGTCGTAAATTATATTTTTTGGACTAATATGGAAACAAAATACAGTTTAAATTATTTTTGTTATTCATGATTTTTATTGCTGATGCTCTGTCTTAATTTCAAAATATGTAAATTTATGATTTGAAGGGATATTTGTATAGGCGCAAAAATAAAAAATCCATGGTCTGAGATAGAAAACATTGTTTGCAGGTTGAATTAGTAACAAAAATTTACAATAAATAAATCAAAATAAGATGTATTTTGATTATCAAATACATGAAAATACGTGGGATAACACGAAAATAATACCAATATAAACGTATTTTATGTTGATTTTTATATCACAATCCATTAAAATAAACATAAAAAATATCTAACATAAGCAAAAAATAATATCAAATAATGAACGTATTTTATATCGACGTTGAACTTATCATAACTTGAAATTTCGTCCGTCAAAATAAAATATTGCTATTTTTGCTTATTTTTTTATTATTTCTAACTTTCGATTTTTACTAATACGCGCGTGCATATACGCGGGTTTGCTGATTGGAGCGTTACTTTGGTATTTATTAAATTAGAAATATCGTTTTCGGACCAATATGTGAGACAAATTACACGCGCGTATTAGTAAAAATCCAAGTAAAAATTATAAAAATATATAATAAATTAGGTTTTTGAAATATTGAAAAGCGAAATATGCCAAATAAATATTACAATTTATGATTGCAATATTATGTCAGAGTTGAACTTATTATAACTTGAAATTTCATCCCCCAAAATAAAATATTGCTATTTCAGCTTATTTTTTATTATTTTAAACTGATAATTTAACCAATACGCGGGTGAAATTCGAGTCAATATTGGCTTTTTGGACTAAAACAGATATTTCTAATTTAATAAATACCAAAGTAACGCTCCAATCAGCAAACCCGCGTATATGCACGCGCGTATTAGTAAACACATAAGAATAAAAACAAAATAAATAATGCGAAAATTAGCTTTTTTGAAACATTTATTTACAATATTTCAGTAATTATTATAATTTGGATCATGTTTATTCATGTATTTTTACTAACACATATGGTTCTTAATTTTATCAAAATAACAAATTAGCTATATTTTAGAGTTATAACCCTCTTTATTATCTCTTGGATTTTTACTAATACGCGCGACCTTACTGTTTTGCTCGTTAGGTTTGTTATTTTTTGAGTTTACAATAAATATAAAAGTCAGTTTCAGGCCAAAAAGCAAATATTGGCTTGAATTAGCGCGTATTAGTAAATATATAAGAACAAAAACAAAATAAATAATGCGAAAATTAAGATATTTAAATATTTACGTCAAAAATATAAAAACCCGAAGTGCTCCAATTTTTTATTTTGCGCTGATTTTTTATCAACGTCTTTCTTTCCATATTCACTCCTCCCCGTTTATTAAATATGAACGAACGACTAACAGAAATCTATGGGGAGACACAGAAAATATTTAAGATCTACGAATTATGTCACGGCAAGGACTTCATTAAGAAACTAGCAGAAGATGGGCCTTTTCAAAGTACTTTGGGATTTACTCTTAGAGCCACTCTGAATACTAATTCCAATCGCCAATTTCTCAATCATCGGCCTATAAGATCTCAAGATGAATTCATTGTTGGATATATGTTTCCCAGTTATAATGGAAATGTTAAATTATATGTTAATGATATGAGAATCTCCGATGTTAATGTCACAGCTGGAGTAATTTATGCGCCTGTTTTTGATTTATTTTGGTATCCCATTCGTGACTTGAAACATATAAGCTTACAATTTTATAACTTTACTAACGGGACATTTGATATTGAAACCGAACCATTTTATATTATTTCACTACATGACGAAAAATTTGACAATACTCCGACAAAAATCACTCATATAGTGAATAAGGATAAATCTTTGCTGATGAGATTTTGGTATCCTCGCACTGATAATTTGACAATATATACTATGGGAGGTCCAAATCCAGAATATTTGGATAACCATTCTATGGTCTTAGATTATCCATATCGTAGCGCCGCGACCATCATTCAGAGAATTTGTAGGAAGTTTTTAGAACGAAAAACACAAAAAGCAACAAAGCCTTTGCCGACAGATTCATTCTACCTGAAAATAGTTCTTCACCCCTTACAAGAAAAGTCAGGTCGCAAATAAATCACTAGGTATCATTTAATATATCAAATATATTAAATTTTTGTTCGGTATCTTGCTTTGGTATTTATATGTTTACCAAACAGATTCATTCTACCTGAAAATAGTTCTTCACCCCTTACAAGAAAAGTCAGGCCACAAATGAATCAATAGGTAGCATTTAATATATCAAATATATTAAATTTTTGTTCGTTATTTTGCTTTAGTATTTATATGTTTACAAATAGCCAGTACCGCCGGATGGCTGATTCGCTGGTGGAGATGCAACAGCTGAAATTGGAATTAGAGACTCCAGTAGACTTGTTGGTGTCTTTGCTTTTTCTGCGTTTGCACTGTTCATCAATGAATTGATTAGACCTTTGTTGTCTGGAGGCTGCTGATTTGCTACTAGTCCATTCGATCCAACCAGATAGTTTGGAGTCTGAGTTATTGATCCACCTCCAAGTCTTAATGCCGCTGGCGTACTCGGAGATTGACTTGATGCAGAATTATCTGTCTGTAAAGTTTGTAGCAGTTGTGTGGATTGAGTTTGTAATGCGTTCAATTGACTCAAATTAACAAGAGGACTCGGTGTTTGCTGCATAGGATTCGGAATTTGTTGCATCACCGAGTTTGACCCTAAGAGAGGATTATGTTGAGGCGTTGTTGTCGGTATTTGTTGCAAAGGCTGTATTTGTGGTTGAGCCATAGATTTCTGTGAAAACATGTTAGCAGCAGAATTAGTTTGGGAAAAAGGTTGAGCCTGATAAGAATTAAATGGATTTTGCTGTTGGGGCTGATTTTGCTGAGCTTGAAATTGAATCGGCTGTGGTTGTTGCATAAAAGGACTTTGTTGCATGGGCTGAGAGTGAACAGTTTGTTGAACAAAAGGACTTTGCTGAACGGGAGCTTGTTGAATTGGTGCTTGTTGAATTTGAGCAGGTTGAATTGGAGCTTGTTGAATTGGAGCTTGTTGTTGGGGTTGAGCTGTCGGCAAAGAAATAGCATTTATTTGATATTGAGGTTGGGATGTTTGTTGAGGTTGGGATGTTTGTTGGGCTTGGGATGTTTGTTGAGCTTGATTTGTTATGTATGAAAAGGCGTCACTTTTTCCGGTTTGACTCAACGCGTTTCCAAAACCTGCCGGGAAGTTTGATTGTAATCCATAATTAAATCCTGCAGATTTTGCATTGGCAACAAAAGAATTTAGTAATTCTGATGGATCGCCGCCAATTTTTGTAGTCCCGACTGCTTGAGCCGTCTTAAGCAATTCTGTTAGTTCTCCTATTTTTGGAGGGAATGTTGAAATATTTTGGTGTTGTGGAGAAGCGAAGATTTTGTTATAAACAGCGAGAGCATCAGGATCGTCTTTGATCATATCC